AGAACATCGATCGGATGTCAGCCAGCACGTTTTTGTGCAGCTTTCCTGTCAGCTCAGCGATTTCCACCGATGACATGGTTCGCGACACGTTTTCAGAATTCGAAAAACGTGTCGCGACATTGGTTGGGGTATTGCTGGAATTGGGTTGGCTCTGCATAATCGGGCCTCTCTAGTTTTGCGAATAAGCCGACCTTCTCCGTCGGCTTTTTTGTGCCCCGGATTCAGGCAGCCTTCACCGAGGCATCCATCACGTCCAGGCTCTGCCGAACGTGGTTGATCTCCTGACGGATCAAGTTTTTCTCGAAAGAACTGACGTGGTTGTCATCCAGCGCTTGGTGCACCGCGATAGTCAGATCGGCGACCTCTTTGCCGACGTTGATCAGTGATTTGGTCAGCGCTTGTGGCTCCGGTGCAGCTTTCGCTACGAGGTCGAAACCAAATTCACTCGCCAGTGCCGCCAGAGGGCGCATGTCTCCGGTATGTAGCAAGATCCCGAACAAGTGCTCCACCGTCAGGCGGTGTGCGTCGTTGTCCGGATTTGCGCGCTGAAGCAGGCCAACGTGCGGAACGCCCATCTTTGCAGCGAGGGTCTTGGCTTCGTTATCCAGCACAGCGCTCTGGCAGGCCCGCAGAAAATCTTCCATTCGTAAAACCTCAAATTTGTTTCCGTGGCGCCCTGCCATTGCCTGGGCGATTATTTGTTCAGGCAGCTAGCGGTGAATGCCTCAGGCTGCTGTGCGCCTGGGGCGCGCTGGGATCGGGCGAATCTCATTCGCCTCAATGCGCCCATCCTCATAAATGGTGATTTCGATGCTTCTGCCGGCTCGAACCATTTGCGAGATCGCGCTCTGGTTCACGCCGAGAGCAGCAGCGAGCGCGGCTTGAGTGCCGTGCTCTTCAAGGTATTTGCTCAAAGGGATCTTTTTCATGGAATTTCCACGGCTTGATATCTGCCATGGATAGTAGCAGCGCTGCTTTTTATCAGCAACAAAATACTAGCAGCGCTGTTTGCTTGGATATCAGCTCTGCTAATACTCTTGTCCGTATGAAAATACGCCGCCCCCTTACCCCCGAAGAAATCGCCGAGAGCACCAGGCTCAAGGCCATCTACGAACAGCGGAAATCAGCTGCAAAAGCTGCCGGGCGTAGCCTTACGCAGGCGGATGTGGCCGAGGCTTGTGGCTGGTCTGGCCAGAGTGCTTTCAGTCAATATGCAACCGGCAAGGTGCCGCTGAATGTAGAAGCGCTGCTGAAGCTCGCAAAGGCTTTGAATTTCGACGCGAGCGAGGTCAGTTCTCGACTGGTCTCTACTGTCGCCAATGTGCAGCAAGAGCGCATCCAGCCTAGTGTCAAATTAGGAAGTATAGAGACCTGGGACGATGAAACTCCGCTCGATGATGACGAGGTATACGTCCCTTTCCTCCATGAGGTGGAGCTGGCAGCCGGATCCGGAAAGTTTGCGATTGAGGAATGCGACAGCTCGCGCCTGCGCTTCTTCAAGAAAGACCTGCGCCACAATGGCGTTCAATTCAGCAACGCGAAGTGCGTGAAGGTCGGCGGGAACAGCATGATGCCAGTGCTGCGCGACGGCGCCACGGTTGGCGTTAACGTAGGGAAAAACTCGCTGAGCGATATCGTTGACGGCGAAATGTACGCCATAAACCACAACGGGCAGCTTCGCGTGAAGCAGGTCTACCGGATCCCGATCGGGATTCGCTTGCGCAGCTTTAATCGCGACGAGCATCCGGACGAGGACTACACGTTCCAACAGATCCAGGAGCAGCAGATATCGATCCTAGGGCACGTGTTCTGGTGGGCAATGTACTCGCGATAAATGCCTTGCTGTGCCGCGCAGTATCGGTTCATGGCTGACAAGATAGGGAAAATGGAGCAGGGAGATGCGATTTGCCTTTACCACAACTCGATGATCGCGGTTTCTTGCCCGCCGGTTGTCATTCCGCCACTTGGGACGAGGTCAGGCAGATGTTTTGCGTCAGCGGACATCGACGGAGCTTGATGCGCAATTTTCACCGCTTCATTGAGAGCGAACTGCGGGCAGTCGGAGACGGCCTCCCATTGATAATCGCGGGGAGCTTTTTATCTGATAAGGTAACCCCAGGTGATATCGAAACCTCCATCTACCTTCCTAACGACCAAATCGCGCAACGAGCAGGCCTTTGCTCAATAGGTTCGAAGGTCGAACACATCCGAATCAAGAAGGAGTATGGGGCAGACTTCTATGTCACCTTTGATCTGGCAGGGCAGCCAAATTTTTACGATTTCTTTCAGTATGTCGGGCCAAAGTCAGCAAGTAAAAAAGGCCTAAACGAGAAGGATCGCCGAGGAATCATTGAGGTGACACCATGGTGACGTGGGTAGAGCAAGTCCATAAGAGAGCTTCCGCGTTTCAGAATCAAATCGCGGCAGCAAGAATGTCTGAGGCCTCCAGCGGAGTGAACCTTTCAGGCATGATTGAGCTATTCCAGTACAAACTTGAAGAGCTGTACCTGGAAGAGATGCCTCTCGCTCAAATTAGAGATAACTCGGATCTTGTCTTCCACGCCGAAGGACCATCGACTGCCACAAATACACCAGGCCTGCATGCATTTAACTGGCTCTGCACATCTGCTGAAAAGCAAATCAAGCTGTTAGCCAAAGCCATTTTCAATTTGTCAGACATGGATGCAAAGCGTCTTTCTCGTAATCTCGACCTGAGATTTTCTGGCTTTGCCCCTGGCAGTATTTATGCTGGTTTTTTTGTGTCTCCGCTGCCATCGGTGATGGGTAGCGATGAGCCAGAGGCTATCTATAACGCACTTAAATTTGCCATACGTCAGCTCCCAACAATTCCAGACTTTATTGAAGATGAAGCGTTGAATTATGGAATTGCAGAACTGATACCAGATCCTGCAATGCGCGACGCGAGCTTAGAGGCAATTTTCAGGCTGTCGCCAACCGGCAAGGCAGGAATTCATACGCTAGATATTTCTTCTCCTGATGCTGGGCAAGGAGAGCTCACCACCCGTGAAAGAGTCGTTCTGAGAGAAGCCTTGCGCAAGCCGATCACCCTTAAAAAGAGGCAGGGATCGTTCGTTGGCGAAGTTCGAGAGGTTGATCTTGACTCCGGCCGATTCCATCTGAGAAACATCAACGGCGTCGGCACACTCCGGTGCGTTATGCCGGACGTATCAAGCGAGCTTGGTCAAAAAATTCTCGGAAATTTAATTTCCGTTTCGGGAGATTACGAGTGTGACGAATCAGGAAGGCCCAGGCTTATGTTCGCCTCAGAAATAACGCACGTGAAAGAGATAACTGATCAGCATTCGATAATAATAGAAAGCGACTGATCAAAGCCCGGCCCAGCGCCGGGCTTTTTCATACCCGCCCTTCCCTGTCTAACTACGATTATTTGCTCGACATTTCCGGTTCCTGGTATCGCAGCACGAACCCTTTCAAGGCTTTTTTGCTCGCCAACTCATCCATCGAGGCGCTTGCCTCTGACCGGGTGGAGAATGGCCCAAGGAAAACTCGGATCCTGCCGTCTCGCCTCGTCGTGTATGGCTTCCAGCCCGGGACATTGAGATCTTGCATTAGCTTCTCGGCTGTTTTCTCGTTACTGACAGATGCCACCTGCACAGCCCACTGGGCGCCAGGAATCTCCTTTGTCTGCTCCGGCTCTTTTGTTTTCGGGCTGGCAATCGTATAGCCGCAAACCTTACTGACGAATGGATCGGACAGATCGGAGTCGATCATTACATCGAAACCATCTGGCCTTTTCATTGCGAAGAATGGGGCGAATCCGGAATAGGCGCCAAAACCATTTTTTCCGTTCACCTCTCCACAAATACCGCCATCGGAGACCTGCCGCTCATTTCGGAACTTTGCAGAGTCAGGATCTTTCAAGCGATCAGCGACAGCTGTTCGCGCTCGATCAATATCGCTCCCCCCGCATCCCGTCACGGCGAAAGCCAGGCCCGCCACCAATAATTTGCGCATCCACACCTCCATGGTTCTGTCGCGCGATTCTATCAGTTAGCCAGTCGTCAATCAGAGCGCCGCCCAAAGCGGGCTTTTTTTACGCCCGCCGCAATTATTATTAGCAGCGCTATTTACTTTAAATAGCAGCACTGCTACTTTTATTCGCAAGCCAAGCAACAACGGCCCAGCAGCGAAAGCCGCGCCGCTCTTTAACAATCCGCGCCATAAACGATTACCCGGCTCCCGCTGGGAGGTCAGCCCCGGCCACACCTGTGGGGCGAGATGAAGTCAGGTGAACAAAATCGCGCTGCCACTACTGGCGACCGGCGATCCGATAGCCCCGAAAGGCTACCAACGCGCAGAACTGCGACGGCGGACGAGGTGTTGACCGAACTGGCGAATGACCCGGTAGGAGGCGCGAGCAATTCCCCTAGAATTACTGATGCCGCTTTTCTGAAGCGGCATCAATCCATAGCGCAGAGCTCTCCTTGCCCTAAATCTCAGATGAGGGGGACAGTCAGGGAGCGCTCTGCGGTATGGATTGAACAATCGCCGAAGTAGAAAAAATGAATTAGCAACTTGCCCGCTAGGTCAAGAATTATGAACGCAGTAAATCTGACGAGGTGACAGCAATGACGATCCAAGCAGAGACACTCGTACAACTGACCGAGGCCCTCCAGCAGCGCGGAATGAATTTGGTCTCAGATGTTCACTTTACCCGCGCGCCATACCGGCATAACCACCGCTGGATTTGCACCGTAGAGTAACCCTGCTCTTTGCCGGTGGCTTGGAATAAGACTCCACCGCCGGCCCCACTGCTACATTGCCTAGCTTCCCTATGCGCCCGCCCCCTTCCGCCGAATGCCGGTTGAGCACCGGCCAGATCGCACCCCGATGCGGACGAAACTGCGGCCTATAGCCGCCAACATGCATCAGGTGTGAATCAAAGCAACATGAGCAAGCGTGACAATTACTTCGCAGTAATGAATCCACCACAGACACTGTCCAACAAGCTCTGGCCGCCTTTGGAGTTGAAGAATTCAATCGACTGCTTCACCTCCATTTCGTACATAGGGTTCGTAGCAACCTCACGAATATGTTTCGCCATATCGTCTGATATGTCCGCTTTCTGGTCTGTCAGGAATTTTTCTAAAGTGATGCCTGCTTCTGGATGCTTTTTTGCGCACGCCTGGGTGGATGCGACAGCTACAACCGCAGTGTTGTGATCAGTGACGGCGTCACTGACGGCCGAAGCTGGAACGGCATAAGCGAAGGAAACCATTACAAGGGCCATACCAGTGCGAACTTTACTTAGGAACATTTAGATCTCCAGATCTCAAGCATTTGGCATTAATGCGAAGACATATCGGCCAAGCTCGCTGGTTCCTTGAGCAATTTAGGCGCTC